GAGTTGTTAAACTGTTCACTTAGATCTGCAACATAGTCATTTGTGTTTGCGTAGGTGTTTAGTTTACCAAACTCTAAGGCTGTACCGAGTGAGCTATCTTTTTTGGGGTTTAGTGTATTATTTAGGGCTTCTATTGCACCTTCACGGTTGGGGCCAGATACTTTGTACTTCTTGCCGTTAGGTGCAAGTATAGTAAAATTTGGCATGTGCTATAGCCTCCATTATTAATTATTCTGGGTCAGATGTCTCATCTTCGATCTCAAGCACTTCGTATTGTGCGTTTGCTTCGGGCATAGACATACCTGGCATTGTTTCAGATAGTGGTGCATCTAGATCTGTTAGACGTGCATTAGGGTTCAATATTCTGTTCATGAATATCTCTTGCATCTGGATCTTACGATCTAACCAGGCAATCCATACACTCTCGTCGTCGTAGTCACTTGGTGCAGAGCTGGCGAACAATGTCATCTCAGCGTTTGAGATTGCACCTTTTGTCTGAGCAACACGTTCCATAATTTCATCAAGTTTTAGCTTTTTTAAATACAAACGGTCAGCTTGTTCTTTGTTACCAAAAGTAGTACCAACAAGCCTGTTCCATAGATCACCAGGAGACTTACCTGTTACGTTTTTACTACCTTCAAGTATTCTTTTGGCTTCTTGCATTTGGTTAAGAGATATGTTTATTTTATCTAATTTTGCATAGTTCTCTACATCTAGTTTCTCTTGCTTCTCAGCTCTCTTTGCCGCTGCAAGTGCTTCAGCTTTTCTGTTAATCATGTCGGCGTTGTATGCGTCAGCTTCTGCTTGGCGGTTTGCATCTTTGATGTCGCCATATGTTTGTCCCATAGCTTCAATGTAAGAGTCGCCACGGTTTGCTGCGCCGACACCGGCAGCTCCCATACGCATTAACATTTCGCCTTGGCTGACCTTCATGTCTGGCATTTGAGATCCACGGGCATTACCCGAAGACATATTATTTAAGATACCAGTGTTTGAATTTGCTACTTGGTTTGGGTCTTGTAAAGCAGGGCCGCCCATAGTGTAATTGTTTGTAGGGTATCCGTTAGTGTCTGGGCTGTATGGTTGCCCATTTAAAAAACGATTATACATTATCAAAAAACTCCTTTATCTTGTGTGTGGGTTAGGTGTGCGACCACCACCACCAAACATATTAGGATTTTGCTTCATGAAACCAAAGCCAGCCATGCCACCTGATATAGCAGCACCCATTGGATCAACTGTATTTGCTGCATAGACGTTATTAGTTTGTGGTGCTTTGCCTAAGATGCCAGCCTGGTAGTTCTTACGCTGCTCAAGTTCAAAGTCGCGCATTGCTTCATAACGTTTCTGCATGTCATTTAGCTGTGCTTGATCATACCCTTGCAACGCATTACCAGCGTTCATACCAAAGTTAGCACCTTCTCCCATAGTGTTCATGCCCATAGTGTATGCGTTTGCTATACCGGCGTTTGCACCCATAGCCCCAGACAATGCGTTCTGCTGGTCAGCAAATGCTTGGTTCTGTGTGTTTAAGCTGCGGTCAATTAAGTTGTTCTGTATGTTTGATGCCATGTCAGCTCTACGGTCGTCATATGCTCGGTTGGCTACGGCTGTAGCAACACCAGCGCGACTAGAGTTCATGTTGTTAGAACCGGATGCCGCCAAGTCTATGCCAGTTAATGTGTTCTCCTGGAGATTACGACGGTCATCACGCATAGCTGTGTCTAAGAGAGATCCAGTGTTGGCGTTTGCGTAGTCAATAGCGTTACCCAGGCGATCTTGCTGCTGGGCGTTGTTTACCATGCCCTGGTACTGGCCGTACATGTTGTTTGCGTTGTTGCCAAAGCCAGCGTTGTTGCCCATCATGGCGTTGCCAGAGTTCATCATGTTCATACCGAAGTTGCCCATATTGTTGGCAGTTCCAATTTGGAAATCGTTCGGGCCGGCGTATGTATCACCGGTATAAGCACCAGCATTCAAGACGTTATTAAGTGCGCCTTCAGAGCCTTTTAGGTTGTTGTCCACGTATGGCTTGTACTGATTAAAAGAAGCCATGTTAGCTGCGTTTGCGGCGTCCATTGCTTTCTTTTTACTTTTTGCACCTAGATAACTAGTCCCTGCGCCTATGACAGCCCCTGCTATTTGTCCCCACGGCATAATATATTCCTTTCTAGCTTCGCTAGTTTAGTAGCTCTGCTACACATTTTTATACGGCTATCCACGCTGTGCCGTTGTACACAACAAGTTTAGATACGCCTTGTCCTATTGGTTCCCAAGGGTACACGGCATAACGCACCATGCCTTTTCTTGGGTTGGTAGGCTCTCTGTCGGTAACTTGGATACTTGCGTCTGCTAGTGATTTAATAGACGCTTCGATTTCTCTCAGTTCTTCCTGTAAGTAGTTGGGAAGGAACTCTGGTGAGAGTGTTGGTGCTGTGCGCCTAACGTAAGTAGACACCAGCATGTTTATTTTATCTGAGATAGCCATATTGTCAGTTACCTCCGACCAGTGACAGTGATCTCAACATCCATACCAGTGAAGTTGAAGTCCTTGTCGGCTGTGGTTGACAGCTTGTACGACAAGTATCTGCCAGACATACGGGCATCTACCTTGTAGTCAGCTAGAGCATCAAAGGTTACTGCACCACCATAATTAGGTGTAGCATGAGGTGTATCGGCTGCCCCAAAAGTAAACTCAAACTGGCCGTTTGAACTGTCAGTAGATACCTGGGGTGCTAGTCTGGAGATAACTTTGTAGCCAGTAAGTGGTATTCCTTGCTCGTCCAGGTCAAGACCTACACGTTCTATAAAGAAGGGTTTTGATACTGCCGTGTCTATAGCTTGCGATAGACTACCTTTTTCTATCAAGTCGATACCATAGACTTTACTGTTAGCTACCCCACCCCCAGCTTTCGCTAGGACAAGTGGGTGTCTTTGGTATGGGCTTTCTTGTGAGTGGTATGAGCCACCTACATTGTCGTAAGTAGTCGTAGCGTCTGCATATGTTGACGCTGTGTTTACGTTGGCTTCAGCACCAGCGACTACGTTAGGTAAATCATAGAATGACCATATGTCTTCTTTGTAATTGTAGACAGCTGCACGGTTACACGCATCACCATCTGCGTACTCAGCCATGTCGTCGCCACTGTGGTAACAGAAGTATACTTCCTCTAGCATTGAGTTATGCAAGACAAAACACTGTTCAGTCTTAGAGTTGTCTAGGCCGTTAAAGATGTAGTCTCGGACTCTTCCGTCACATATTGATTGACGAGTGTTGCCATCGGTTACATAGATGTCATCCCTGTCAAAGACGTAGTGTCTACCTTCGATTTCTTGGATGCAATTCTGATTGATTACACCAGAGTCGTCAAAGAGTTTCCTAAAGTTAAAGATAAATGCACCACCGACAAACTCCATCATCCACACTTGGTCTTGTGAATAGACAAGGAAGTTGGAGCCTAGAGTAGCCCCATCAACTATAGGGGTCTTCATTTGTACTAGGTCATTAAAGCCAGCACTGTTGGTTAAGTCTGAGGCATCCCATGTATCTGGGACTTGGTTAGCTAACACGGGGTCACTAAAGCGAACCCTGTTAGGGAACTCTGTGCCACTTTCTATAGTGCCTAGTGCAAGTAAGAAGTCACCATAGGATCGTATAGCTGTCGTAGTTACACCAGAAGGCCAGTTAGGTAACGTAGTAAAGTTAGTTGCGCTGGGCACTCTATGTACTGGGGCTGTTGTTGATCTATTGATGTACTGTACGTCTGCAAGTATTGTGGCTGTCACGGGTGTGATAGCAGATGCAGACAGTGAACTGTTGAACTTTTGTGATAAGACGCCATTAGACATCTCAAAGATGTCAAAAGTATCATCCACCACTAATACTGTATCAAAACCTGATAAGGCACTGACACCATAGATGAACTTGGGATTAATCGTAAGATTGCCTGATATGCTTCTGTATATGGGTGCTCTAGTTACCTTTGCTTCGTTAAAGCGTACGTTTTTAGCTCTAGTGTAGGCATTGATGGGTAGGCTGTATGGGTCGATGTCTGTAACGACACCAACAGACCCAAGCCCACGGATAGGGAGGTTAGTCATGGGCTATAGCTTCCTTAGTTGTTACGTTTTAATACAAGGGAGTAGGGCTACGTTTCGCGAACGGGTTTCTGATGCAATGCGGACAGTGCCATAGCCAGATAAGTTTACAGGCTCAAGAACTCTGTCACTTGATCTACCAACACCAGTTGCATAGGTACCACTACCGCCACCTGGCCCATTACTTTGTGTAGTCAGCATGTGTCCGTGGCCTTGTAAGGCATCAGCCTGTGAAGAACCAAATGCACGTCCGTTGTCCACACCTTTGCTGTTGTCCCAACCACGGATGAACTCACCACGTAGGTCAGGGACATTGAATGTAGTTGTCCCATTACCTGATCCGTGTGTCACACCAATAACCGCAAACAAGGCCGAGTAGGTACTACGGCTAACTGCGCTGCCATTACACTCTATGTAGCCTGTAGGTGCACTTGTGTTTGCAAAGTAAGACACAAGACCAGTAGGTGCACCACTGTTTGCTAGTGCTGCTGTAAGGGCATCTAATTGTGCCTGTATGCCGCTAGTGACTCCATCCACATGGTTTAACTCTGCGGTTGTCGCTGTTAGCCCATCAGTTATGTTCAGTTCGGCTGTGGTAGCTGTAAGACCATCAGTTATGTTGAGTTCTGCCGCAGTCGCAGTGACACCATCGAGTATGTTGAGTTCGGCTACTGTAGACGTAATGCCATCAAGGGTGTTTAGCTCGGCTGTTGTAGCCGTAACGCCGTCCATAAGGTTCAATTCGGCTTGGGTAGCCGTGATTGCACCAGTGACGTTTGGTAACGTAGCTTTGATGGTGGCTTTAAGTAGTCTGATGTGGTCGTCAGCTTGCGCCAGGCCGTCCGTAGAGGCTGGGTTTGAGGCGTTGAGACTGTTGACGTATGTTCCTGATTCAAGTGCCATAGTTCTGGGTTCCTGGTATTTTACTGGTGGTGTTACTTTTGTGTTCCTGGGGCCGACAGCTCTTCAAGAGGCCTGACAACAACAACAACAAGCAAAGGGTTTAGCTGCGTTTTTGAAATTGGATTCTGAAGTTAGGTACGGGGGGTCATTTTTTGCCTAGGGAACCTAAATCGACATTCATTTCTATTGATATTATCTATGGGCATCTGTAACCCACTGATATCATTGCATTTCTATGTAAACAGATTAGTAATCCGTTGACGACAAGGATAGCTTATTAGACATTAGGGAAATTTATCTGGATACATGCTCATTTCTTTGAACACAGAATACAGACACACAGACCTTAGTTACACCAATGTCACACCTATGTATCTACCAATGTCACACCAATGTCATCACTTACGTCTCCCAACGTTTACCCTTATGACACCAAGGGCAATCACTATGTGCTTCGACAGCAATGCTGCTCCTGTTAATACCAAAGTCTTTCAGCTCTGGATCAGACGCCATTCTAAGACGATCAGCAGACCTATTTGCCATAACGTGGTACTCATATGCACCAAGCCATAGGACGATAGTCTTCAATGTTCTCACTGTTACTCTAAGTACTAGCATTGGTCATATGTCTTTCTGTATATGTATATTGATCATAGTGGTAGTAGTAGTGGTGTTGTTGTTGTTAACTCTTCAGTAAACTCATGTGTCTCAACAAACGGATCTCAACTCTTAGGAGTTCAACGTCTGTATCTTCGGGAGAGAACGACATATGAGTTTACAGAAGAACTAACAGCTGTAATCTGGTGTGCTATGACACCAACGTTTCTCTATTAGGGTGGACACAAGGTCAGATGTTGTATAATGTATTACCTGAACCTACTATTTGAGGTACATTTGTTACCCAAAAGAGTAGGAACACGACGCACTTTAATCGGTGCCAGAGGCCTGGAGAGTACCGCAACCATGTGGTTTCCCAGGCCTCGTCTTTTTACTCCTGTACACTACCACTGTTGACAGTCTCCATACGGTACATACCGTTGACTGCATCAGCCTCTAGTGACTTCACCATATCAATGAACTGCTTGTAGCTGATGTGTATCACCTGGTACTCGTTTAGCGTCTCTGCATACTGGCGTATAAACACTGTGCCGTTGTCTTCCAGGTAGATCTCAAGATCCTCATGTTGTGACTTGTCGTCGAGGGTAACGACCTTCATGTAGTCTTTCTCAATCTCTACTGTGAACGTCATTCTTGCGTGTCTCCCCGTATCTTTCGATGCGTACTTCTGCACCTCTGCGGCCACCGATCTTAGACGCTTCGAACTGCTGCCATCCTGACATGTTGCCTCGTATTGCGTGGACTTTACGCATCCGTTTGTTCTCGTATTGGGAGAAGTGTTCGTGGACTGCTAACAAGAACTCTTCTTTATCATACTTCTTCATTTGTTATGTTTCCTTGTGTTGCCTGTACTTGTAGAGGTGATGGACAGTGATGTTCCAAAGACACAAAACTGTTAGCCGCGAGGTTTCTATAGGGGTCATCTCCGTCATNAAGAAAATCCGCTTCTTACCTCTCCTGTTGTACCAAGAAATACAAAGGCTTTGCTTCTTGCTTTTTATCAACATGGTGCTCTCTTCCTGTTGTTTCTAGGTAACAATCCCAACCAGGACTTTGTTTTATCTTGGTTGGGATTTCCTAGATTATGTTTTGTTACTTACTCACAAGTTCTCAGACCGGTGTATGGATCGTGATAACAAGCGCCACCTTCGTGCTCATCGACAAACGTATTGTCATCGACCACCTCAACAACTGGTGATGCTGCTGCTACCTCTTCAGATGATGCAGCGTTTAATATGCCAAAGCGTTTGCCAGATGCCCTAAAGGTCGTGCAGCCGCTGGCACCTCCGTCATATGCTTGCATGTAGACGTCCTTGAACTGTTCCCAGGTAACTTCATCACCCACGTTACAGGTCTTTGAACAGGCGCTGTCCACGTACTTAGATGCCAGGTTAAGAACTTTGACGTGGTCAAACACTGACAGCTCGTCTGCAATCTTACCTTTGACACCAAAGTCACGGAAGCCGTAGTCCTCAATGCGCTCTTCTCGAGGGCCATCAAACGTTTGGATAATCCTGTCGTAATGATGTGCAAACACTGGCTCTATGCCACTAGACACATTGTCTGCGGATAGGCTGATTGTCCCTGTAGGTGCGACTGACAACAAGTGACTGTTGCGTATACCGTGCTCACGAATGTCTGCTCGGATATCATCTGGCAGCGTCATGCAGAACTCACTGGCTAACATCAGTTCCTCGTACAATGGGAACGGGCCTTTCTCTTTGGCCAGCTCTATTGATGTACGATAGACCTCGTCACGTATAGTTCGCATGATACGCTCTAGCTCCATCATGAAGCCATTGGATCCAAACGTGTAGCCCAGCGCCTCGATAGCGTTTGCAACACCTGTAACACCCAAGCCCATACGACGCTTTGATTTAGCTTCCTGTTCTTGTTGTGGTAGTGGGAAGATGGCACGATCGACTACGTTATCCATGGCTCTTACAACCGCTGGTATGTCTTTGATTAGATTACTGTAGAGAAACGCTCTGGCACCATGGGCATCTGTGTGCACGTACTTCACCAGGTTAAAAGACCCAAGCAAACAAGCGCCATTTGGTGGCAAAGGCTGCTCGGCACATGGATTCGAGCTGGCTATGGTTTCACAGTACCAAAGGTTGTTCTTTGCGTTGATGCGATCCATGAACAGTATGCCAGGTTCTGCCCAATCCCAGGTGCTGCGTAAGATATCATCCCACAGTGCTCTAGCGTCAATTGTCTTGTGTACTTGGCCTTCGAACACCAGGTCAAAGTCCGTGCCGTCTTTCACTGCTTGCATAAACTTATCAGTAACACCGACAGACATGTTGAACTGTGTCAGGTCAGTGCTGTTGTTCTTTGCGTGTACAAACTCTTGGATGTCAGGGTGGTCAACCCGCAGCACACCCATTTGTGCTCCACGTCTATGACCGGCAGATGCTATCGTCTTACATATAGAGTCAAAGATACCCATGAAACTCATTGGGCCACTAGATCTACTGTCTAGGCTCTTGATCAACGCACCGTGTGGTCTAAGTGTACTGAAGTCGTAACCAATACCACCACCCATCTGCATCGTCTTTGCAGCGTTCTTTGCAGCATCCATGATGCCGTTCATGCTGTCGTCTATCGTTGCAGACACAAAGCAGTTGTACGGTGTTACCTTGCGTGGTGCTCCCATTGCAGACTGAACACGACCAGCCGGTAGAAACCTCTGGTTGTACAGTATGTCACGAAACTTATCGAAGTGCCTTTCGTCGTCTTTGAGGGCTTCTGCTACCCTGGTCATTGCTTCTTTGAATGACTCACCTACTGACCGGTATTTCATTGCGTGGATCTCCTCAGATATAGCAATGGTCGGGCCGTATGGTGCATTGTTAGTTATGTTCTTTAGCATGTTATATGTCTTCTTCTTTTTCAATTGTTTCGATTAATCGTTGTAGGTACCAAGCACATTTGCGGAGATCCTCCAGGCGTTTTGCTTTGTACGGCCAGCGCCACATGTACTTGAATGCGTTCTGCCAGAGATAAGCAGCGTGTCCTTGGACGCCACTTCCGTCAGCCATTGCTTTCATTGCATCGATGCATTCCACGCTCCCGTTGTTATAATGTCGTGGACGTTCTACTGGGTCATGCTGCTGATCTTGGTGATGCATTGCTTGGCTCCCATAGTTTGATGCTTTCGGTCTTTGTGTCCCAATCAGTGTGACGTAAGATCCTGGCAAGCTGTGCTTGTACAACGGCATCCGCTACTGGGATGTCCTTCTTAGCGTATGCTTGTGCTACTAGATCCCATGATGGACGGTTGCCCAGGATCTTTGCTGCTGTGACTTTGCCAACACCTTTTAGTCCGGCATACCCATCCGTAGGGTCACCTGTTAGTGCTTGCATCAACCAGTTCTTATCAGCTTCGTCCTGGTCAATTGTCATGCGTTCTTCAGACTGAGGCCTGTAGAGACGGCACGGTATAGACATCATATCTTTGTCGTCAGAAATAATGATGGTGTTACTGCCTGGTGTGCTGCCAAGGATACCCAGGACATCATCTGCTTCCATCTTAGGAACAGTAATGTTGTCGTAAGTATCTCTAGCCCACTGTACCAGGGCTTTGTAACCAACAGGTTTACGTGTTTTCTTCCTGTTTGATTTGTACGCTGGGTAGATGTCTTTTCTAAAGTTCTCTCTGTCAGAGATCGTTAGTAGTACTTGGTCAGTCTCAAACTTAGCGCAGAAGTCTAAGATGTTGTTGCGAAAGATATCCTTTGCAATCTTTAGATCTGCCCATAGGCTCCAGACGTCATCGCCCCAATCTTGTTCTTGTTCTGCTGCTGCACATGCCCTGTATAAGTACAGGTCAGCATCAATGAGTAGTGTGGTTTCCGCTGTCTTCAAAGACGTTCCGTAGAATTTCATTTAGCTCTTCCTTAAATTCCATACCGATTTCTGTTATTCGCCATTTGTCATCCCAGTTGTCATCGCCGACGTTTGTCGTGATGAACCCTTCAGATGCTGCTATAGCAATGACCATTGCACCTTCCCTTGAGAAGCGAGAGCCAACTTTGAATGGATCTCTCCAGGCACGATCGATTACGATGTACATGCCAAGGGCAAGGATGATTGATGAATCAAGATTAGTGGGTATCAGCCCAAGTTCTGCTAGGCGCTGAATACTCTGAGTCGATGGGGATTTTTGTTTTGAAAGCAACTCCTGACTCTGTTGCCAATTGCTTAGTGATAGTTTGGACGCCATGTGATATCTCCAATGTTTTACATGCTATTTGTACTTCGTCGTGAACCCACGCTATTATCTGTGCGTCACGGCCGTACTTTTGTTTCAGTTCTTTGTGGACGAGCTGCACCCATTTCTTACAAATGATTGCCCCACTTCCTTGGAGCAATTGCGATAATGCATTTCTCTCGCTGCGTAAGTATAAGTGTCTGCCGTCGATACCTTTGAGGTACCCACGTTTTGCAGCTCTAGCTAAGTTACGCTTGAGTTCAGCAAACGCTGGCACAGCTTTATCGTATGCATCTTTTAGCTTGGCACCTTCCTTTGCACCGCCGCCAACAACAGCTCCTAACCTCGGATTACCGGCTCCAAAAATCATAGAATATATGGCGGTCTTGGCTGTTGGTCGGTCAACACCAAATGCTTTTGCGTTGTAGCTGTGGATGTCGCCTTCCAAGATCTGCTTGGCGTACTCACCGTTGTCGTTGAGGTTATTGGCGAGGCACCTCAATTCGAGTCCCGACAAATCAGATCCGACCAGGTACCAATCTTTAGGCACTGTAAACAAGCTGCGGCACTCTTTGCCGTATGGGCTGTATGTACCAGGTACTTGACCAAGGTTTGGCCCACGGTGTGCTGCTCGGCCCGATATTGTAGCACCAGACACAATTGTATGCCTGATCTTGCCGTCATCATCGACTCTCTTCAACCAGGCACCACTACCCTCGGCTAACATACCTATGCGTTTGGAAATTAAGAAGTATTCCGCTAGACGCTTTGCCTCTGGATACGGCAGCTCAGACAACACAACATCGTCTATTTTAGCTTGGCCAGATGCAGAGAACTCTTTAGGGCGCCACTTGTACTTATCGACCAGGCACTTGTGTATGTGCTGCCTCGATGCAGGGTTAAACGACACGACCTTCTTCTTAATGAAGATCTCACCTTTGACGTACCCAAGTTTAGCGTTGTTTACTCTAGGTAGAAATTCAGTCTCAATAGTCCACGGTGGGAACAAGTCGTCTAGCTCTGTACCTAGTTCATCACGGCGCTGGGCTAACTTAGCGTACAGCTCTGACGCTGCTTTGATATCAAACGTCCAACCGTTGTTACCAATCTCCAGGCAAATCTCAGCCAGGTCATGTTCCAGGTCAATGCTCTCCTGGGA